CAACGTAATCACCTGTTAATGATTTTCTATATGCTTCATATGCTTGCGCTGCTGGCATACCGGCCCTTATAGCTTCGGCAAACAATCCACCATTAGGCTGAGAAGCCAACCAATCCGCTGTTCGATTTCGATCTTCGCCTTGCTGTTGACGTTCTACATCAGCGGACGCTCGTTGCTGAACGCCGCTTAGCAATCCAGACCTATCTAATGAGGCAAACGTCTCGCGGGTTCTTGGATCACGAAGAAAACCCAGCAACCCACCAGAGCTTTGCTGTTGTTGCATTTTCTGCATTTGAATGGCGCTCGGCTGCTGCATATTGCGGCCTGTAGATTGTCCGTCCATTGCTGAAGCTCCTCCAAAGATTTTGGCTTCCAAAGATTCCGTCATTTTCCCGTTGTTGGGAATTGGTTTTGGGCCAGCTTTGTTTGCTTTTCCAAAAATGTGCGACCCGATGGTTTGCCAATCGCCACCAGCAGATGCGCCCCAATTAGGATCAGCAAGCTGCGGGTTGTAATAATGAGTTGCACCGCCTGTCGGGTCTTCATAATTACCAGAAAGCAAGGCGTCAGCAACTTCATACGCTCTTGCACTTGGCGTAAAGTCCATGTCTTGACCTTGTTCGCCGCCAGCATAACCAGTAATGCTATTCCACGCAGAGAACTGACCCGGCTGCAAAATGACTTTGCCAAGATCACTGCCGCCGCCAAGACGGTTCATAATTACCGAACCAACAGCCACCATGCCATTATAGCCTTGGTTTCCAGCCTCGGCTTGCAGTGTCTTTGCTAATAGGTCTCGTTGCGTTAGTTCCATTTATTTAACCAAAACCCGGAAGGCCACTGAAAGCTGCTAAAGTTCCGAATACGCCGGGCGTCCCGCCTTCAGTTACTGATGACCGTGGAAGCATCGTCAGCGTACCAGCCCCGGCTTGCAATGCTTGCGCGGGATAGCCAAGGTTTGCCAGTGTTTGATTGCGAGACGCATCCAACATTGCTTGTTGTGCCGCTTGCGCTCTCGCCGCTGCCGCTTGTTGCTGTTGCAGTCCTGTTATACCTTGACCAAACATAGTTGATCCAAGACCACGAAGACCACCAGCCGCACCAGATTGGACTCCTGCTGCTTGGAATTGGCCCTGATAATTGCCTTGATTTGCTTGTTGCTGACGATTAGCTTGTGCTTGTGCAAAAGTATTTTGAGCCGCTTGGTTTAGCTGGTTTGCTTGCTGTTCAAACTGAGCTTGCTGAACAGCAAATTGGTTCGCCGCTTGCATATTCCCAGCACGAGCCGCTTGTTCACGCGCCGCCGCAGCTTCACGAGCTTGTTGTGCAGCTTGGCTTGCTTGAAACTCTTGACCAGACGCAAGTGTTCGCGCCTGTTGCACGTTGCCAATGTCGAACTGGCCAGATTGCAGTGCTTGGGTGAATGCTTGTTGCCGTTGTTGCGCAGACAGTTGACCAGCTTGACGCAAAGCCTCACCAGCAAGGACACCTTCTTGCACCGCTTGGCGGGAACCACCAAAAGCACCAGCAGATTGTGCCTGTGCGCCCAATTGGTTTGATGCAAGTTGACGCTGGCGTTCAATATCAGCCTGACCCTGCTCAATGACATTTTGCGTATAGGGACTCATATATGGGTCAAGGTTGGTTGAAGAAAGCTGGTTAACAGCAATTTGTCCCGGCGCTTGAGCAGAACTAACAGCACCGACACTTTGCATCCTTTCAGCTTCTCCCAACTGTGCAGCGTTCATTAAACTTGCGGAACCAGCTTGTGCGGCTTGCATATTCGTTGGGCTGAAACTTCCCAAGCGCCCGTAAATATCACCCGCTTGACTTTGGTATCCTTGGGCTTGACCAAATACATTTGAACCAATCATTGGAACAACCTTTCATCACAATTTATAATCAGTAATCCCGAGCGCATTGCCGATACCTCCAAAGAAATCTCCAACAGCGCCAAAATTGCCCACCCCATCAGCGCCGCCGCCTGACATAAATCCAGAAGAAGGAGCAGGGGCGTCAATAAAACCATCTTCGTTTACATAACCGTATGTGCTTGCACCGGGATCAGCTTCAGGAAATAATTCGTAATGCCTTTGAAGTGCTGCGGCAGTGCTATCAGAGTCACTATTATTATATTGGCCTTGTCCACCGCCGCCACCGGGCATATTTACAGGCGCATTTGGATCAACATAGCCATATGATCGAGTGCCGGGTTCTCCAGTAACAGGGTCTCTATAAAACGACCTTAAAAATTCATATTGACCGGGATACTGTTCTCCATAGGCAGTTTCTATCTGCTCTTGGAATGGCTGGCTACTGTAAGCCTCAATGCCACCGACATTTACTGTGGGCATAGACGGAGGTGCAACCGTTCCCAAGCCAAGAGAGCTAAGAAGATCATTTGTGCCGCTATACATTGCTGCCGGAGCAACCGCTTGATATTGAGGAACATTTACTGGCCCTGCGCTGGATTGCTGCATAGCTTGTTCAAGCAAAAAGTTTCTTGCCGCTTCTATTCGCGGATCAAGTTGGCCTGTTTGCGTAGGTGAGCCAAATAAAAAATCCATAATGCTCATTTTATAACTCCGAACGGTTTAGACATTTATAACATATTTCTTGCACTTTGACACCCCTAGCCGTGCAGCCTCGTTATCGCAATGGTTGAGGACGGCGCTGCGGGTGCAAACGCCGTTGCCGCAGTTGAGTGCAAAAACCCAGTCGTGCTATCAACAGCCCACATAGCCTCCAAGTAATCTCCGGCGGCAAATTCAAATATCGCTGACCTGCTGACAACAAGAACCGAACCGTTTTGATGCAGTGCGCTTTTCATCGTTGACCCAGAAACGTCTGTGCCGTTGACGCGGGGCCAAAACCAGAAGTTTACAGTTGAGCTGGATGTGGACGCAATTTGCGCCGAAAAGCTGACCATGTATTGTCCAGCTTCCTGAAAAACCAAGCGCGAGGCTGGTGTGCCGTTTGTAATGCCATCAGCAATGCTTGATGTGTACGTCAAAGCGTAGGCTGTGTTGATAGATGCAGCAGTCTGATCCGTTGTGACGCCGCCAGCATACTGGCCATCTTCCAGCACAACCTGACGCCACTCGCCATTTTTGCTGACCACCGGATAGCCGTTCACGTTATCCCACAGCAAGACGCCATTTTCGGATGCAGACGAATAGGTCTCCTTGAAGCTCATCTGGTCTAAAGCGCGGCTAAGATAGATGCGCAAATTCTCAGCCCATTGCCGAATGTCTGGCGCGAGGGGTGGAACAATTCTGCTCATCTGCGACCGCCAGCTACCGCGTCAAGCCGCATAATGCCGACACGCCAGCTTGAGGAGGCGTCTCCCGTGACGCGCATTCTCACCTGACGGCCCGTAAATCTTAGGCTCGTTGGGTTTTCCATGCTGTAAGGGCCGTGCGTCTTTTCCTCGCCCGTTGGGTAAAAGCGAGTTTTGAAAGAAGCACTGACATCCCCGAGTGTTTTTTCGTCAGGTATTAACCCCTTAACACTCATCACTTGATCCCCGGCTCCAAGCAAGATTGGCCCTGTTTCTGCGAATGGCGAAACTCCGCTGTAATTAAATCCTATTTCTTGCTCATATAGAATTCCTTCCGCAGAAATCCAAAGAGGTTGGCGGAATACGCCGCGATCCACACCGGCAGTTCTGTCAATAGTGCCTGTCCTCCATACGTTTTCTGCGTAGTCATACGCGACATATCTATCGCACTCGATGCTTGATCCGCTGGGATAAAACCACCAAATTTCGTTGAAGCGGCTGTTGACCACGGCGTGTACTTTGGACTTCTGGTCGCTATTCATGTCGCTGAATACATAATCGGCGACATCGCATTGCAGCGGTTGAACCGCGCCGCCGCTGTAAGTGAAAAACGAGCGCTGACCCATCCAGATAACGCCTTGATCTATTGACGCGGCAGCGTTTGCAGCAATCAACCCGCAGGACGTTCCAACTCTTTGAAAACCATACACAAATGGCGGGCCACTATATGTTGCTGTGTGGGCGTCTTGGTCGGTAAGTATTAACGCCTGACCGCGTGTGCGGAGACCTTTTAATATTACACCGTTTGTTTGTATTTCGATGTCACCAGCTTCGTTTGTGGCTGCGGGTGTCCATGTGTTGTTGTCTTCACGGTCTGACCACGAGACGTTTCTGGGGTTTCCTCCAGCACCCAGAGCAAACACAAAGCGCTCCTCTGTCACCATCATTGCGGAGCAGTCTACAGGCGCGTTTGACAAAACGGCGGCTGGCGTAGAATTGTCAAGCTGCCACTGGTAAATCTTGCCGTCATCGGCTGTGCATCCCAAAAGGTACTCACCCCAATTTTCCAACGACCATGTGGTTGCTTTGAGGATGTTGTTGGTATCTTCTACCGGAAGCCCGTAAAAACCACCGCCAAAGGTTTTCGCGCCGTACCCAGTAAACGCCGAGGCGTCCACTCTGCCAGACGTGAACCCGGCTGGAGTGATGTCGCTGACCGTATCCCCTGACCCCATAGCGTAGAGCTTGTTGTGCGTACCAAAAGCTATGCGTCTGTTGTTTGAATTGTCTTCCCAAGCAACCATTGAACGAGCAACGCCGTCAATGTCCACGCTGCCACGTTGACGCCATCCGCCCACTGGGCGCAACGCCCCCTCGTGCCACCTAACAAGGTCTGCGTCACGCCAGCGCCCCTGAGACTGAAACTCAGTGCCGTTTCTGTATTGACCTGCTGGGATGTTGAGCGGAATTAACGGCATGGCTTCGCCTTATGTTTTTACTACTAAACTTGTAGCAGATATTGCTGTCCCTGCAAAGACGCTTGGATCGGCAGCGGTTTCTCCTACCGTCCCGTCTGTCTGGACGTAGTAGCTTTGCCCTGCGGTGAGGCCAGACTGGTTTGTGCTGAGTGAGCCGATGATGTCTACCGTGGCGCTGCTACCGTCCGCTACAGTGCCGCCTTGAGACATGCCAATGTAGTTTTCTGAGGTGAGGTTTGTGGAGGGTAATTGAACAACTTGAGCTTTGCCCGTGGATGAAGTTTTATATGCAATAACCGTTTTATTATTACTGCTGTCGAAAGCAGAACCAAACTCTGTACTATTACTTTCGTTCAGAACAACTGGAGTAGTAAAACTAACTGTCGTTCCTGACGTTGCTCCAGCAGCAAAGGTAGGGTAGTAAGTATTGCTTGCGCCTTGGTCTCTATAAAAAATAATAACTTCGTTTGCTTGACTATCAAACACTGCTGTTTGGTTTGTTACTGCCGTAGTTGAATAAGATGCTTTAGCACCAAAAGTAATACTCGTACCACTCACAGTACCAACCCTTGCTCGACCTCCATTAGAGTCATTGGTGCTTTGAAAAAAAACAACAACTTTGTTGTTTGCTGAGTCAAAAGCCGCCGCTACATGCTCCCCTGCGTCACCTACCGCCGCAGCAGAGCCAAAACTGATACTCGTACCGCTTATAGTTCCCACAATAGCTGTAACTGCACTTGAGTTTCCTTGATCCATATAGGCTATTACTATTTTCTGGGCATTAGAGTCATAGACAACATTCATATAAAATGAAGCGCCAGACTCAAACAGAGTTGCCGATCCAAAACTTATTGAAGTTCCAGATACAGTTGCTACAACAGCAGTGCCACGGTTAGAGTTTCCATTGTCTTGATATGCTATTACACATTTTCCAGCATTAGCGTCAAAGCCTACCGATGTTTCGTTAGTCACTGCACTTTCAAATATAGCTGCGGAGCCAAAACTTATAGAGTTGTCGGAAGGGTCTACTGTTCCAACTATTGCAGTGCCGTAACCAGAATTACCTTCGTCCGAATAGGCGATAACAACTTTGTTATTTGTTGAGTCAAAAGTAATAGCGATATGGTCAGCCCTAGCACTTTCAAAAGTTACTTTTGTTCCAAAGCTGATAGACGTGCCGCTTATAGCCCCAACTACAGCAGTTCCATAATTACTATTTGCAGCATCCTTGTACGCTATAACAATTCTGTTGGAGTTAGAGTCGAATGTTGCCGAAGTGTAATTTGAATTTCCAGCATTATACTGTGTGACGGAGCCGACACTTTGCTCTGCCCCCGCAACAACACTCACAGTCCCGTCAGCATTTACTACAACAGGCTTACCATTCGGCAGAGTACCAGAAGCCTTGGCCCGATGCGTACCCTCTTGTAACTCTGGGATAGTTCTCATGGTCTAGCCTTTCACGATCATCTTGGTTGCCGATATGGCTGTGCCAGCAAAGACACTTGGGTCTGCTGGCGTAGTGCCGAGTGTGCCATCCGTCTGGACGTAGTATGCCTGACCCGCAGTCAAACCTGATTGCCTGTCGTTTATCGCACCTTGCACATCAATGGTGGCCCCAGCAGTGTCAGGGTAGCCGTTGCTGGATAGGCCGATGTAGTTCTCGGCTGTGAGGTTTGTGGAGGTGTAGGCTGGGCTAAAGACGTTAGATTGCCCGTTGGCTACGCCGCTTTGATTATCATAATCTTGATAGAAAACAACATTTTGCTTAGTGGTTGGATCGTATATTACTGCGTTGTATGTGGCATCTTGATTGTTGTACTCAACCGCAGTGCCAAACGAAATAGACGAGCCGCTAACTGTTCCAACAATAAAAAATCCCTTGTCAGCGTCACTAGCGTCAGCATAAGCAATAACTATTTTCCCTGCTGCTTCGTTGTAGCTTGCTGAGTTCCAATAGTTATCATTGTTGTGATAGACAACCTCAGTTCCAAAGGATAAAGAAGTTCCGCTGACGGTTCCCACAATAGCTACACCCTTGTCTGGTGATGTTCCCCGATCCTCATATGCAATAACAAATTTGTTCGCACTTGTATCAACTGCAATAGACGGACCTACTGTTAAGGCAGAGTTAAAGACAACTGGACTTCCAAAAGATATAGAAGTGCCACTTACTGTTCCAGCGACTGCTGTACCATAATTTGAGTTACTAGCATCCCTGTAAGCTATGATGACTGCATTATTAACGGTATCGTAAGCTATGTTGGTTGAAGCCGTTGACCCAGTTTCAAACTGAGTTCCAGAACCAAAGGATATAGAGTTATCTGAGGGGTCTACTGTTGATACTATTGCCGTCCCTCGGCCTGAACTCCCAGAGTCCCTATACGCAATTATAACTTTTTGAGCATCAGGATCATATACTGCCGACATTTCCGTGGACTCGCTGGTGTCAAATGTTGCTCTACTTCCAAATGATATAGAAGTAGCACTTACCGTGCCTACTCTAGCGTATCCACGGTTTGACTCGCCGTTGTTTACAATAACAATTCTTCCAGCATTAACGTCAAAAGCTGCGGCACAACCTTGATTTACGGTTGACTCAATAAAAACAGGTGAAGTGAATGTCATATCTGTGCCAGATATAGTGCCAATGACATAATACATTGAGCTACCATTTACATAAACGACAATAATCTTATTTGTATTTGGGTCTTTTACGGGAGAGCAGTATTTTACAGGCGCTCCAGAGTGAAAAATATCTGTAGCCCCAAGAGTTTGACTAACACTCGTCTCCTCAATAACACTCACAGTCCCGTCAGCATTAACGATAACAGGATCACCATTGGGCAACGCACCACTGGCAATGGCGTTCAGCTTCCGTGCTTGCGTGCTGGGTGTACCAATGGTGCGCATATTATTATTCCTCGTCGTCTAGTGTTGGGTCTACCCAATCAGGGTTCAACGTCCATGTAGTGCCGTCAAAGAAATACTTGTTGCCAGTCCAGTCGTCTGGAGCGTTGGTCACGTTGTCAGTCACGGTCACTGTGGTGCTGTTCAAGTCACCAATGATGAACTGAGCAGGATCACCCACTGTGATGTTGTCTGCCGTAGCAGTAATAGTAACGTCATCAGCAAGCAGGTACTTGCTCAAGCCGCTTGATGTTTCTACGATGGTCTTCATGGTTTTAACCTTTCACGATAAGTTTAGTAGCCGACACGGCAGTGCCAGCAAAGACAGATGGATCGGCGGGGGTTTCACTCAACGTGCCGTTAAGTTGGACATAGTAATCCTGTCCCGCAGTTAAGCCAGACTGTGCGTCATTGATAGAGCAACCCGTCTGGACAACAGCAGATGTACCGTCAGCAGCAGCGCCGTTGGCAAAGCCTATGAAGTTTTCTGAGGTGAGGTTGGTGGAGGT